CGCCCAATGTTCCATTTGCTTTGTCTCAGTAGTAGCATAATCAGATGCGTGTGCTAGTATAGGTTGTTGAGTTGGACCGCTATTACCATAACCTACTAAAGAAGTAACCCATCTTAATGCGTAACGCTCACCTGCGGTATCACTGCCACCATCTGTCCATAATCCTGAAATGTAATGCCCACTTGCCGAACCAAAGGTATAATTTTTTTCAGGGGGTTGAATTTCACAAGTAAATGATACAACAGGGTTAGCTCCATTAGCATCATAACCACAAAAACCTAAAGAAAGTCTTTGTACTAATTCGATTCGCCTTTCTTCTGTTTTGCCATTAAAACTTGACCCTGCAAAAATATCCGTTACTTGATTATCTTGATAGTCTGTATAATCCTCAACGTGGACAAACCCCTTCTCTGTCCCATTACCATCAACATCATATCCACCATACCTAGGAGTTATATTAACAAAGTTACCAGCAGTTAATAAGCCAGTTTGCCTTGCACCATCATCATATTTAAACATAGCTCCATCTTCAAATTTTCTATAATCACCACCATAGGTAGCAAATACCATATGATGATTCTTATTAGCAGTCCACTGGTCATATGTTTCACAGAAGATTAAAAAATCTGTAAACTTAGTGAAGTATTCATTACCAGCTACATCAGTTGGTTTTGGTATTCTTAAAACTTTATCTTTATTAGTAGACTGACCAATAGTACCAGTAGTAGGAACACTAAAAAACTCAACTTGATTTATATCGGATGTATTTACAGCATCACATAATACTGCAAACCCATTACATTCATCTGAACTAGAGGTGCCATCCCACTGTGCTGAATTAAGTCTTATACAATGAGGATTAGATTCTAAGGGGAATGAATAAACTTTATTTGTAACTATATTCTGTACATAAACATTCATATCTTCTTTATTAATACCTGCGATAATAGCACCAGCATTAAATCCAGCCGCTCCACCTTTTAAGTAAACGTGGTCATCAAATGTCATTTTATCAGTAGAGTTAACTGTAACTTCATTATAGGCGTTATCAGCAACAAAGGCATAATCTCCTAACTCTCCAGTAAATCCACCATTTTTAGTATTCCCAATCCATCTAGGTTTACTTTCCTTCCCTCCAGCAACATATAATTCTTTATTCTTTCTTACTATATCATAACCACCTTCACTTGGTGCCAATGCTGATATATGTTCTGTAATAGCTGGGACATCACTTTCATAATCTTTTATTACAGTAACATTACCATTAGAACTATTTAACGCTAATAAATCTTTTCTAGTCCCAATTTCAATTATGTCTAAATGGTCATATGCCTTATTAACCCCATCTGTTAATTTTAAATCAGGGAATACTTTAAATTCCCAAACATCACCATTATTATAGGAACTTTTAGAAGTCCTAGTAAATTTTACAGATACACCATCATCTAATGAAACACTTTCATTTAAATTGTAACTACTAACTGTAGTATAGCTTGATGAAGTGCTACCAGTTTTAGTCTTCCATTTCCAAGAAGTCCCTTGGTCAGATAACATCTCTATAATATATAACTTCTCCGTACTGCCTGTGTAGGCACCCGTTATATGAACATATGACCTATTCCAAGCTGGCATTAGTTATCTGCTGGTGGGTTGTTTTGGTGCATAGGACCTTGAGGTTGAGTGGTAGTACCACCTTGGTTATAATCTACTAATTTCCAATCAACTGAAAATCCTGTACCCTTAAGGGTTAAATCATCTGGAATACCTTGTAATGAACCATCTACTTGGGGGTCTATATTTAAAGAATAAGATGCGGCATCATCTGGTATATCTAAATTATCCTGAGGGTTCGCTATTATTCCTCTACTAAAGTTCTTTATTTCGTAATTAGACTTGGGCATTTAATTCCCTCCCCCACAAAGATGTACGTCCATCAATAATATTGACAACGTGAACAGTAAAGTTTCCATCGGCAAAGTAGTCAACGACACCAAAAGCGTGTGCCCAGTTAGTCTTACGATTGTTAAGCCATCCATTAGCTTCATCTCTCATATCCTTTAGACATCCCATACTCCAAGCACTTTTTGGTCCATCTATGTGCGTCACTGAGTGCATTTGCAAATCGTGATGGTGACCATAGATTATGTTGCATCCTAGTTTTAATAAGTGATTCCTTGCGTGTGCAATTCCTCCAAAATGATTTCCGTGATAAAACCATAAGTGACCTAACTTGAGATACTTTCCGTTTGGGTAGTATTCATAACCACGTTGGTCCAATAAGAGTGCGTCCTTGACCGTAAGACCTTGTAAATAGGGGTTTTCTTCAGAAAAACTGTTGAGCCATTGCTCGTGATTGCCTTCACAGAAGTATCTTTCTTTAACATTAACTTTATCAAGAGCTTCGTCCAAAATATCCATACCCTCATTAACAGCTCCGATGTCCTCATATACTCTCGGCAACTGATACTCCAACGGAGGACGCTTCCTTTTCTTCCACTGCCAATGGGAGACCGAGCTAAATTCTCCAGTATCACCGAGGTCAATGTAAAAGTCTGGTTTAATAATACGAATCGCCTGACAGACCACATCGATAGCCTTCGCATCGTGTAACGGAAAATGTTTGTCTGGGGTAACGATTCCACGTTTAACTACTCCCTTATCTAATTTGGTGGCTCGTGGCATATATCTCTCATCCTCTCTAAGTCAATATATAGCCCTGCTGTCTTTGCTAAATGCTTAACGGTTGTTTGCTTAGTAAATCTTAACATCTTCTCTCCACACTCATCACACTCCCAAAAAAGGTGACCATCATATGCGGCAATAACCTCTACTCCGGTAATGCAATCGCAATTACCACAATAGGGACATTTCTCAGGAGGGTCTTTCCTCCACCTCTTTGTCCCTTTAATCTCAAGGTTATTAAAGATTTCTAAACCTTCGTTGCTCTTCTGTACCATCCGTACCAATACTTTCCCAACTTTGGTTTTCGATTAACTAAATCAGCGTAATACTTTACTCTATAACTACGCAATCGCTCAGGCTCTAGCCCAGACTTTAAGGCATTACTTATTGTTTGCGGACCTATACCACCATCAACCGTTGTCTTTACTCCTTTAGCACTTATACTTTGCTGAAGAATTTTAACAGCTCTGCTCCTACCCATATTGACTACCATATCAAAGTAAATTAACTTTAACTCATCAGGCACTTGAGGAACCTTTGCTTTTAACCAATAGTCTCTGTGATATATATCCTTAACATCTTGTTCAGTCAACTCCTTAATATTTAAATGAGGATATGCTTTCTTGCTGATTCCCATCATAGTTTCTCCTCCGGGGTCATCAGGGTCGTTTACATATCCTCCTTCGTGTTTAAGGATAACTTTTATAGCATCTTTAAAATCCAATTATTTGCCTTTAAACATACCTTCTAATAAATCAGTTACTACATCAACACACTTCTCGAAGAAGATTTGTTCTTTCTCTTCAGATACGAAAGGGATGTCAATCTTTTCATTAATTTTAGTGGCAATCATATCAGCCATTTCATCACTTGCAAGATGACCAACCATTTCTTCTTTCATCTTGTCAGCTTGGGCTTCTGCCATATCAACTAACATTGCTTTAAAGTCCATTTAAGACTCCTTCATTTTCTTTGTTTTAATTAATAAGTAATAGATGTTAATTGCAAACATTATACACATTAACACCCCTGATAATAAATCTGTCCAATATACTAAACCTAAACTTGTACTAATACCGCTAACTTTAAGACTGTCCATATTTAGTGCTTCCCATTAATTCTTGATAAGTTACCTTTTACTTCCATTAGAATATCGCTTAAATCATTCAATTCTTCAACCATCTTCTCGTGTCTTCTGTCTCTTGTCTCATCTGACTTATTCCATCTATCAATTAACTTGATAATCATACTTTCCATATTTTCTAGCGTTTCTGACTGACCTTTATTCTCAATCTTTAGCTCTTGTATAGCTTCAGCTTGTTCGTTGCCTCTTTTGTTCATCGAATAAACCATAAACATAAACATAGCTCCGACTACGCCTATCATCCCCGCTTCTGAATATAGAGCTAAAAACTCTTCCATATTTTATCATTTCCTTTTCTTACCCCAATTCAGAGGATTCAATTCAAGTGATTGCTTATACCATTTCTCTATCTCTTGATACTCTGCCTCGTGCTTCGCCTCTAATTTACTAATTCTTTCGTTAATAAGTTCAAGTTCTCTTGCAATGTTATTAAGTTGCGATTCAATACTAACGTACGAATACACAAGCGTACCTGTAAGAACAAGCAACTGAAACAGCCACTTAACATTAAGATGGATGCTGAAGTTATCATCAATTCTATCCACCTTATACGACCTCGCAAGGTTTGATTTATTCTCCTTCTTCATTAGAAGGTATTGATTTCTCTGCTAGTTTACATAATGAAATGTATATTGCTTTGAAATCTGCAAGTGAAACATCACCCATACTCTTTTCGTGTAAAAGCTTATGAGCACTCTCTGCTTCCTTGATATTATCTTCTAATTTTTTTTCTAGTTCTGCTTTAAGCATATCTACTCCTTTTAACTAAAACCTGTAATACCCCCATTACTAACGTGCATTGTTGTCATACGACCTTTACCATCCATCATAGGAAAATCCCCTGTTGTTCCACCTGAGAATGAACCAGTAGGTCCTGCTGGTCCCGGGGGTCCCGGAGGTCCTGCTCCACCACCACTTCCAGTAGGTCCCGGTGGTCCTGCGGGTCCACCACTACCTGTATTTCCTTTATCACCCTTAGGTCCAGTCGGTCCTGCACTTCCTGTGTCACCTTTGGCTCCTGTGTCACCTTTGGGTCCTGTACCACCACTAGGTCCGGGAGGTCCGGGTGGACCTGCTCCACCGTCATCTCCATCAGAACCGGGACTTCCAGTACTTCCAGTTGGTCCGGGAGGTCCCGCACTTCCTGTAGACCCTGTAGGACCCGGAGGTCCTTTATCTCCCTTAGCCCCATCACTTCCATCGGAACCCGGAGAACCTGTTGCACCCGGTGAACCTGTGTCTCCTTTAGCACCAGTATCTCCTTTTCCACCTGCACTTCCGGGGCTTCCAGTACTTCCCGTATCTCCTTTATCGCCTTTCGCACCAGTAGGTCCGGGAGGACCATCGTCACCCTTAGGTCCTTGTGGTCCTGTACCACCCGGAGAACCAGTGTTTCCAGTATCTCCTTTGTCACCCTTTGCTCCGTCACTTCCATCACTTCCGGGAGAACCTGTGTCCCCTTTAGGACCGGCTGGACCGGCTGGTCCGGGACTTCCTTTTGCACCATCTGAACCTGCGGCTCCTGTACCACCGGGTGAACCTGTATCACCTTTATTACCTTTATCTCCTTGAGGTCCTTGTGTTCCAGTATCCCCTTTGGGTCCTTCAGCACCAGTGGGACCGGGAGGTCCATCATCACCTTTTGCTCCGGGAGGACCTGCTGGTCCACCTGCTCCAGTATCACCTTTATCACCTTTAGGACCTTCAGCTCCACCTGCTCCAGTTGGACCGGGGTTACCTGTATCTCCTTTAGGACCTGCTGAGCCAGTATCACCTTTAGCTCCAGTATCACCCTTTGAACCAGTGTCGCCTTTAGCTCCGGGAGAACCCGTATCACCAGTATCTCCTTTAGGACCTGATGGTCCTTGGATACCTTGAACACCTTGTGGACCTTGTGCTCCAGTAGCACCTGTGTCACCTTTTACACTTAATTCTGTGAAATATGTATCATTAGTAGGTACATTAGCTTTGCTCTCTTTTATACATATATAAGAACTACCACTATAATAAACTGAATCATCTTCATAGTAAGTAGTGGAAGAACTATATGTACCTTTCCATTTTAAACCTTCTGGACCAGTAGCACCAGTTGGACCTGTTGGACCAGTAGGACCTGTTCCACCCGGACTACCTGCTGAACCCGTATCCCCCTTATCACCTTTCGAACCGGGAGAGCCAGTATCTCCCTTGTCTCCTTTAGCCCCATCAGAACCAGAGTCTCCTTTATCTCCTTTTGCACCCGTGTCTCCAGTATCTCCCTTATCCCCTTTGGCTCCTGCTGGTCCTTGAGGACCTGTACCACCAGCCGGACCTTGAGGTCCTGTAGGACCTGCTGAAGCCCATTTCTCTGATTCTTCTGTACCGAATGCGTTGTGTAACATTTTAAATAAGTGTGCTACATCATCATAGAGCTTTTCAAAATCTTGTCTGAAGTCATCTACCATAGCCGCTAGATTATGAGACACAGGGTCAAAGTCAGTAGGGGTCAAATTATCACCATCATACATATGTGGTAATCTTGTCTTGTTTCTATAATCGCCGGGTTTCGATGTTATATTTTCGGGATTCCCGTCCGCTAGTCTTTCTTTAGCCATTATATCCTCAACAGTTTAATGTAGGCACCATATAAATATTGAGATGTAGTTGTTGGATTCCACTTCAATATAATATATCTTCCATCACTATCGTCAGCATTTACAGGGCTCTGGTAAAATGAATACTCAGTATTCGTATATATAGTTGATGGAGGACTACAACTTGTAGCTGTACTTGTAGTTATATCACTATAATAAGCACCTATAACTACACTTGCAGTGCCGTTTATTCTAAATTTCGAAGCTTGGTAACCACTTGGGATAGGTATATTAGCATAAGCCTCCATATTGGAATACATTACCTTACCTTGACCACCATTATCTACCATTGCTAAGTTACCATAAGCATTATCATCATTAATCACAAATTCACTAGGTGGTATCCATATTGTATCTTTTGTATGCCAACCTGTTACAGCAGTACCTTTTACTATAATACCTTTTTCAAATTCGTGATTTCCATCAGATTTCCATTGTGACCATATAGTACTTCCACCTGAAGCTGTAACTTTAATTCCACCACCATCATCTTTAGCACTTCTTATTTGTCCATACTGAGTACCACTTTCTTGAAATACTATATAAGAATCATTATTAGCTCTATCTAAATAAAGACCATCAGAAGACATATGAGGTACTGTTGTCCAGTATAAACCAGTTCCACTTGGAGCGTGTTGTAAAAATTGTCCACTAGTAGGAGTATTTTGAGTATCTAATTCAGCAACCCTAATTGCATTATCTGCCATCTTTGCTAATGTTATTGAATTATCAGAAACTGTAAGAGTTGGTTTATCTTCTAGGTCATCATAACTAATACCACTTGTAGAACCTTGTACACTAAGTTCACCTCCAACATCAACGTCACTAGCAAATGTTGCAGAACCATCAGTATAACTTAAATCTAGTGCCTCAGTATAACTTGAACCATTACTACTTGTATAAAAATTAATACCTCTTTGGGATTTTATATCAATAGACCTATCACCTAATGATTGTAATTCAGTATATCCATTTGCGTTTAAAGATAACTGACCTGTATATGTACCATCATTAAGATTAAGAGTATCACTTATCCTAACATTACCATTTATATCAGCTTTCCAAGTATCACTAGGGGCTCTATTTACACCCAAACTTCCATCTTTAATATAAACGTGCTTATTAGTACCATCAGTTCCAAATGTAAAACCAGATACTGTTTTAGTATTGGCGTACATACCCATCTTACCATCAGCATCAAAACTTAAAGCTCTTTCTTTATATGGAGATGAGTTATCATATATTGCTTCTGTATGTATAGCAAACTGTGTTTCATAGTCATCTGGTTTATTAGCAAAACCTATACAACCAATTTTAGTAGAGCCATTATAAAAGAAGATACGAGCCTGATTTCCAGTCCCGGTTCTTTTTATATCAAGAGTTGCAGTTCCAAGTGGACTAGAACCACCTAAATTAAAGTGTGGATTTGCACCATTGACTTCTACTAAGGCAGTACCACTAGCATCACCTTCTAATATTATTTGAGAATCACCATTTGAATCTTGTTTAATAGTAAAGTCACCCTTACAAGATACTTCACCAGTAGAAGTAACTTCAAATTCATCGCCATTCATTTTTAAATGACCAGTATTATCTACTCTAAATGGATATATACCACTTGATGGAGTACCTATTGATAATGTTCCACCAACTACTGTTATACTGGCATTACCATCTACTGCATCTTTAGCATCTTTAGCTCTTGATTCTACTGTGGAGGCGGCAGTACCACCTATTTTACCAGTAAAGTTACCATCTGATGGGTCAAATATATCTGTACCATCAGACTTCTGTAACTTACCTTTAAATTCTCCACCAGAACCAAATTTACTATTATCTACATTTCCTAAGCCAACATCAGACTTGGTAACACCAGCTCTAATATCTGCTACTGATGTATTTCCTACATTACCAAGACCAACGTGTGATTTACTAATACCACTAGGGGTACCCGTAAATGTAGGCGAAGCAAACATTGTAGCTTTAGATTCATTAGTTACATTACCTAAACCAACATCACCTTTAGTTGGTTTGTTATTAGCAGAATATTGCTGTACGTTATCTACATTACCTAGACCTACATCTGACTTCGTTGGTTTATTACCAGAGTGATATGCGGCGTGATTAGTTACATTACCAAGACCTACATCGCCCTTGGTTGGTTTATTGGCAGTATGGTATACATTACCTTTTGCTACGCCATCCCAAGTGCCTTGGAAGTCGCCATCAGCCCTTTGTAGTTTTTTCCAAACTTTAGCCATTTTCTGCTACTGGTGCCTCTACTAGTTCTTCTTGTTCTACTTCAACCCAATCAGGGTCTGCCTCTGCGGCTTCTTCAAATGCTTTAGTAAACTTTTCGTGCATTTTAAATACCCAAACACCTTCCTTAACGGTTAAGTTAATCTGCTCTAACAGACTTACAACTGCTTGTAACTCCTGAGTAGTGCATTTAACTATCTTCAGCTTTGCTTTCATCTTGAACCTCCTGTGATTCTAGCATTGTTTTTATGAACTTAACTTTTAAATAAGTAGTAGTAGCTTGTTCTATCTCTCTACCTCGATAAGTTCTTTCTGTCATTAGGTCAAATATATAATTTATATCTGACAATTCCAATTTTGACAACTTTGCCTGTAAATCTATTACTTCTTCCTTAGGCTCTGGTTTTTTCATAACCTTTTTAGCCTTACTCCAAAAATCAGACATTAAGACTTTCCTGCGTCTATCTTAACTGTTTTCCCTTCAGCATCTTTTGTTTCAAAATCATAAGGATAACCTGTAATATTAGCTTTCTTTTTATGGAAATCCCTTAATGCAGTTTTCTTATTCATTGAATTACTTTTAAATGCGGCAGGTCGTTCTATCGCAGGTATCATCTTTCCAGTTTTCTTATCCTTTAGAGTCCTTCTACCTTTCATATCAGCGTTCATCCTTGAACATAAATCGTCAAATAACTCTTTCTTAGTCATTATCTCACAATCAATATCTGTTTCTTGGTCCATATCCATATCGTTTTGCATTAGCCAAACTCTACGAGCACCGTACATCACATTTCCATCTACGTCTGCACAGATATAGTTAAACTCTTCTGGTTTATAGCCTTTTTCTTTGAGTGAGGACTTAACGGGAGAATAATCGTAAGTCATATTCTCCCATTGCCCATCTTTAGGAACTGTTATTTTTAAGTCTTTTAACTTAAAACTTTTTATTTCCTTAGCCATTTTTATACATCCTGTACGACATAAAGCTCATCTGCATAAATTCCCTGAACTCCAACATCCTCTGTAGGTGTTGAACTTGGGTTACTTATAGTTACTGGAGCTTTAGCCTTGGTTGCTATTGAAGCAGTTACTCCTGCCGCATAATTAGCGTCATCACCGAATACATCAGCTAACTCTTGAAGAGTGTCTAATGCTCCGGGTGCATCACCAATTAGGTCATCTTTAGCTGTTGTTACAGCCGCCGCTTGAACCTGTGCAGATGTACTACCACCAACTTTATCAGCGTCAATAGTCTGAGCAGTTCCATCGAACTTTAACTTTCCTGCATCCATTGTTATTGCTTGATTTACTACTGCACTTAAGCCAATATCACTTTTACCGAATGAACCAGAACCTGCGTTATTCAATGTTACAGTACCTCCACTTGACGATAATGTAATTTGAGCATTCTTAAGACTATTAGGTGCGTTACTAGCATCTGTCTTAATAGCTCCTACACCAGTTGCAGTTACTGTACCACCACCAGCTCCAGATAAAACCCCTGCCGCACTAATACTTACACTACTGTTTTTAATTGTATTAGGTGCGTTACTTAGGTCAGTATCTACAGCTCCTATTCCAGTAGGTGTAACAGTTCCGCCTCCAGCACCCGAAAGAACACCAGCCGCACTTATGCTGACTTGGTCATTCTTTAAGATATTTGGAGCATTACTTCCGTCTGTTTTAATCTGAGCATCGTTTGTTACATTGCTCAATCCAACTACTGTTTTATCAGGAGCTCTTGCTACCCATTCACCTGCTTTAATCTCATCATTTCCAGAGCTTGTTGCTACATACTGTTTGTTGCCATCATTAGTATCAATCCAGATGTCACCAGCCGCCGTTGATGTTGGAACACCATCTTGGGTAAAAGTGGTAGTCTGTGCTCTATCTAGAACATTCGTTAAACCTACATCACTTTTAGTAGTGTTTTCATTCTTAATGGTACTTGGAGCGTTTGATAAATCTGTATCAACAGCACCAATGCCTGTTGGAGTAACTGTACCCCCACCTGCACCACTAAGTACACCTGCGGCACTTATACTTATTTGGTTATTTTTAATGGTATTTGGTGCATTAGATAAATCAGTGTCTACTGCTCCTATACCCGTGGGAGTAACCGTTCCACCACCTGCACCTGATAATACACCACCTGAACTAATTGATATTTGGTCATTTTTCAGTATGTTTGGGGCGTTACTTCCATCAGATTTAATCTGAGTATGGTTAGTAAGATTACCTAATCCTACATCATCTTTATCATATGAGTTTGCACCTTTACCCTGTTTAACTTGTACCCATTCGCCAGCCGCTATTTGGTCAGCACCTACAGATTCAGCAAAATACATAATGTTATTATCATTAGTATCATACCAAATGTCACCTATCTGTAATGATGTAGGTGGGTCATTTTGTTTAAAGGTTTTTGGTTTCCCTGCTCCTGTTGCCGCATTAGTAACAACTGTACTTGCCGCAGTACCGTTAACAGTACCCGTAAAGTCGCCATCTGCACGTTGGAGCTTCTTCCAGACTTTTGCCATTTGTCTCTCCTTAGCTTTCTTCTACGGACACCACTAAGGTACCTTCAGAACTATTATAATACATAGTTCCTTCAGCATTGTCAGTCGGTGCCGATGTTCTTGGTTTTAAATGCACTGCTCCCTGATGGTCTACAGAAAACACTTCTGTGCTATTATTAAGTATTTGAAACAAGTCCCCAGATGATACCGTAGAACCTGTTTGATGTTTTAAAATATTTCCGTCAATTAAATCTGGTAAGACTTCTACATCATCACTTCCGTTATCTCTATAAAACTTTCCATCTGAAGAATTATAGAATACTAACTTAGTATATACATCCTTTACCAGATTCGGACTTGATAAACTTCCTGCCATTACTGAATCCTCGTGTAAGTTGGTGTTACTGGTTCTGCTACCTTAGTCATTACAGGCATTACCGGAGCAATTACCCTAACCATAGATGGCATAACATTTTTAGTTACCCTTGAAGATGTAGTCCCTCTTACAAATAGACCTAATAATATATTATTAAATGGATAACTTATTGTATTAAATGCACTGTTTATTTGATTAAAAGTAGTTGACATTAAAAATCCATTGGTCTAGATGATATTTGAGAGCCATCTCTGCCTCTATAAGAATAATTCCTGCATAATTTTACACCTGATTCATACTTCATATGAAAATGCTGGATCATAAGACCTCATATTAGGTATTACAGATGCCATTAAATGACTATGCCCATCCTGATGTTGCAATCC